TATCTTGGTTGGGTTCAGACCAAGTATCCAAAAGAGCGTGGTGAGAAGAAACGCGAGTTCCATGACGCTGCGTGAAACAAGTCGCGATGAATTTGTCGCGCACATAACTGAAAACAAAGCAGATGCTTTTGCCAAGACTTTCGTCGCAAAAGCAGATATGCAACAACAATGGCAGTATTGTATCGGATATTGGGAAGGGGCGGCGGAGCAGGAACTGGCAGGCGCGATCATCACAACTCGCTCAAAGAAAACCCCATATGTTTTCAATCTACAGTTATTACACACATTTGCCAAACATCGCCGCAAAGGTGTTGCAAGAGTTCTAACTCAAGACTCTCTCGATCGTGCGCAAGGTCTTGGCACCAGTTACTATCGCGTTTCAGCCGAACCTGATGCAGTCGTGTTCTATGAGTCTATGGGATTCAAATTCTTGGGAAAGCAAAAGAGCGGATGCTCGCTGAGTATGTTCAAGATTAATGGCAAGAATTTCGCTGATGGGCTCTACGATCTGACCGATCCTGTTATTCTTGGTGCTGTGCACAAGAAAGGGAAAGGTGGTTGTATAGAAGTATTTGAATTATAACGGCAAATTTCTGTTTACATCTAATTCTTGTCATAGTATAATTGTTCTATCGTTGAATTCTTTATAGGATGTTCTTTTGATTAATTATAATTTGATGCCGTTTGAAGATTATCGCAAACAGGTCGATCGATACACAAATCGAGCAAATTTTTTTCTCAAAGAAGGCGAGGAACTCGATCACAGACTTCAAGTTAAACTTGGATATCGATTAAATATCAATCCAAAAATTATTGCGAATAAGATCAATCTTCGTCCACTGTTGAAGGAATTTAATGCATCTCGTCAAGATATTCCAGATATTGAGTCTGTCAATGCGTTGAATGATCTGATTGCTGCTAAACTTCTTGATGAATCTTTTTTACCACCGAAAATTAAGCAGGTAGACTTTTTCAGTCTACCTCAAGTTAAAGAAGCAATCTCCAAGTTATCTGTTGATCGACCGCATGCGCAGGTTTATGTTCCTATTGATGCACTAGGGTCGATTGACCCGATTGAAAACCAGAGAAAACATGAATCGCGGTATCATCGCCAACTTGAGCACTTTGAATGCACCAGCATCCGACCGAAACATACTAAATTCACTGCGGTTGTATGGAAAGACGATAAGAAATTCTATGGTCGTTTGAATGATGGAAACACGCGCAAACATAATATCTTGAATCACTTTCTGCATTTGATGGGAATTAAATTCCCTAAAGAAATTACCGTTGATCTTGAATATGCAGAAAACCATGATCAAGCATTGAAAGATTCTTTGCTACATGATGCCATGGGAGCAGGTAAAAGTCATACCGATCTCTCAAATGGTATTCGTCGTGAGCATGGATTACTTGATGGCATTTTGATTAAAAAAATCGATGATGGTACATCATTAAATAATATCATTTACACTGCATCATTGAATACTGAATATGCAATGAGAAATAAAGCAGATATGTCTGCAGCGTATAGAGCATTTCCTGCATATTACATGGATGTTCTGAATGTTGTAAATAGATTTGTGGCTATGAACACACCCAGAATCAATAAACCAGAAGGTGTTAACGATTGGCATATTGCTGCTGCTGTAATGATGTGGCGCAAGTATGGTGAAGAAGCTGCTGATGCGATTAATGAAATGTTCGAGTACATTCGCGTTGGTCATGAGTTAGGCGATCGCGATTATAGTGTATTTGCTGATCAAATGCAACCTATAGGTGTAATTTACGATGAATTGTACAAGTTCAATTACAAGGATTTGTCTGCGATTGAATCTGTAAAAACAAAAACAGTGCTTGGAACTCTGCCCCGTCGTGTTATGGAAAATTCTAATAATGACGGCAATGTTGGAATATATACTGGGCTGCTTCTCTATGGAATGATTTCTTCTATGAATAAGAAGAAAATTAATGAGGACCTTTATCTTGAATTTCTGCCTGATGTTAAGAGATATAAAGAGAAAGATGAACCAACATTGCGTGCAAGATCGGTTAATGTTGTAGAAGCGTTTTTTAATGACTTCTGGAACAGTTAATACGAGGCGTGAGCAATTCATACGCTGGTACGCATGGTCCATGAAATATGGCGATTGCGATCCAGCCGTATGGTGCACCAACTATCTCCACCAGCGATACGAACACAATGACGAAGAATTATTATGGCGACAATGAACAACAAACTTTCGACAACCTTTGGAATAATCTTAAAAACTCTCTTTACAAATTTGGTCGTTATTCCACTTGGTTTTATCTTCAGCATCTCACTCATACTGCTAACATTAAGTGCGTACCTACTTCTCTCATGCTTGACGATTATTCTGGCTCTCGTTCACATCGCAATGGTTTGCATTTCGCCCTCGGGCAAGATGACAAATACGATTCAAAACTTACTTCATCAGAGTGCAATGACCTTGAAAGTGAAGCGAAAGACATTCTTGAAGAAACAAGAGGAAGATTTCCTGAACTCAAATTACAGATAGATTTCTTCACCATGGAGACTTGCCTTTGTTCATTCAAAAAAATCTTTCGTGAACACCATGGGCGATATCTTGGATATTATTTGGATCGTCAGTCTGAAGAAATTCAGCAAGCAGAAAAAGATGGCTGGACTGGTATTGAGTGGAATGTATTGTGGCAATCAAGAGATGAAACTCTTGATGCAAGACTTGCAATTCACAACGCAGTCATCAACAAAGAAAAGTTTACTTCTTATGTAAGAAGTGGTAGAATAGATCGTCTTGAGTGGATGTTTGACGACGAACTTGACGCAATGTATTCCAAGAAATTGAATCTGTATATTCTTGGTAAGTATGCAAACGATGGTAATGTGTTTCAGGGAACAGATCGTTTGTCTATGGCTGTTCAACCAGACGCAGAGAAATTCTTTTCTGAACTATGGTATGAAGAAGGTGCGAAGACAAATGTTATCTTCGAAGGCGATCGTTTGTTCAATGGTAAACTTCTGGACAAACTCTCAGAATGGTTTCCGAATTCATTTAAGGTTCTTGTTCTAACTGCATCACATGATACCAAAGAACAAAGACATGTCGATCGTAAGGATGATCAAGATGATAAGTTTAAGAATTCTCGTGCGACAAAAATCTCGAATATCATGGGGTCGCTGACGCTCATGGACTATATAGAGACAATGGTCAACGAAAATCTCGATGATCAAACTAAAATTCTTGAATACATTAAGAAATTTTATAACTGGAGTGAATAATTATGCAATTAGAAGTCCCTATTGAGAAACTACGATCATACAAGTTATTCGTAGCAACCCCAATGTATGGCGGTGCTGCTCACGGCATGTATGTAAAGTCTTGCCTAGATCTGCAATCTGTTTGTTCGCAGTATGGCATTGAAGTTCGTTTCTCGTTTATTTTTAACGAATCTCTCATTACTCGCGCTCGCAATTATCTTGTAGATGAGTTCCTTCGCGCAGAAGGTTTCACTCATATGCTCTTCATCGACGCTGACATTCATTTTGATCCACGAGATGTGGTTGCACTTCTTGCGCTCGATAAGGATGTAGTCGGTGGTCCGTATCCGAAGAAGTCCATTAAGTGGGGCGCAATTAAGGAAGCCATCAAGAAGCATCCTGATATGGCTGTTTCTGAAATGGAAAAATTGGCTGGTGATTTCGTTTTCAATCCAGTTCCTGGCACTGAGAAGTTTAGTGTTGCTGAACCAGTTGAAGTTCTTGAGATTGGCACTGGCTTTATGTGCATTAAGCGTGAGGTGTTTGCTCGCTTCAAGGATGCATATCCAGAGTTGCGTTATCGCCCAGATCATGTCGGTCAGGCAAACTTCGACGGCACTCGTTACATTCATGCATACTTTGATACAGTCATTGATCATGGTCGTTCTGACCGTTATCTCTCTGAAGACTATATGTTCTGCCAATGGTGGAGAAAGATCGGTGGTCAGATTTGGCTCTGCCCATGGATGAAGACACATCATATTGGAACATATGCATTCACTGGTGATATGCCAGCCGTTGCCAATTTCGTCGGATCTCTATAATCATTTATGATTGTTGGACTCGTAGGCTTCATTGGAGCAGGGAAAGGCACAGTCGCAGATCTCTTGGTAGATCGTCACGATTTCTTCAAAGAGAGTTATGCAAATAGTCTTAAAGATGCATGCTCAATCATCTTTGGTTGGAATCGTGAGATGCTTGAGGGAAATACGCCAGAGTCAAGAGCATGGCGTGAGCAAGATGATCCTTGGTGGTCTCAAAAACTCGGTAAACCATTTTCACCAAGATTAGCACTCCAGCTAATGGGCACAGAGGCAGGGCGGGATGTTTTCCACCCTGACCTCTGGGTTCATACTGTAATGCGCCGCTGTGAACAAGCACCTTGGAATAATTATGTGATTGCTGATGTGAGGTTTCCAAATGAAATCAATGCTATTAAAGAGTCTGGGGGCACTGTTGTTCGTGTTCGTCGCGGCGATGACCCTGAGTGGTTTTCTTTGGCTCGGGAATGTAATCTATTTTCTAATCTAGATGTGATGCGAAATGCATACCCAGAAGTACATTACTCTGAGTGGGCTTGGATTGGTTCGCATTATGATATTGTAATGGATAATAATTGTAGTTTAGATGAGTTGAAGACAAGGGTTGACAAATTAGTCGATTCATTATATAATAATCGTGTTGAGCAAATTGAGGATTTAAATTATGAAACTTTCTGAAGGCACAGTGGCAATTCTTAAGAACTTCTCTACTGTAAACCAAAGTCTACAGTTTAAGGCAGGAAATACTCTTAAGACCATTTCTCCACTTAAAACTATTTTCGTTGAAGCGACGGTTGAAGAAAACTTTCCCAAAGAGTTTGCTTTGTATGATTTGAATAAGATCTTGGCAAAGATTTCTCTTTACAAAGATGCTGACCTTGGCTTTGATGATGACAAGATCAATATCAGCACTGAGAACAAGAAGAAGTCTGACTACATTAAGTATTGTTCCCCGAAGATTATTGTCACACCACCCGAGAAGTCAATCACCTTTGGTGATCCCGACTGTTCATTCAGTCTTTCGCAAGAAGATCTCGCTTGGATGCAGCGATCGGCTGGAATCTCTGGTTCACCAAACTTTGTGTTTGAGAGTGATGGCGCAGTTATTAACTTTATTGCGACAGACATTAAGGATGATTCTGCTGATCAATCTAAGATTGAGATTGGAACCAGCGAAGGTGCGAAGTTCCGCATCGTTATGAAGGTAGAAAACTTTAAATTGATTGATGGTTCCTATGATGTGTCTATTGCAAAGAAGGGCATGGCTCGATTCAAGCACAAGACAATTAACATTACTTACTACATTGCGATTGAAGCAGCAAACTCAACTTTCGGTGAGGAAGAATAATCATGGCTATCGATAAAGCAAAGGTTCTCGGATGTCTCCAAGAGATCTCCAATTCTCTCACTCGCATTGAAGCAGAACGAGATTTAATTCGCGAAATCTTGCAGAAGATGCAAGATGAGTGTGAGATTCCAAAGAAGTTGGGTCGTAAACTGGCGAAGACTTATCACAAGCGTAACTATGAGGAAGAAGTTGCTGAGCAGAGCGACTTCCAATCTATTTACGAAACAGTGGCTAAATAAGTCTATTGGGGTGCGGCGTTCATTGCCGACGGTACTATCCGCCAGACTGCTCATCGTGAGGGTTCACCTCCTCCACCCCATTCTCTCTTATGTCAAAACAATATCGTAAATCAATAGGATTTACAAATAAAAATAAATGTTTTGCTTTTCTGAAAGCAAAAGACATTGTTTGCATAGATTGGAATCGATTAGACTTATACAACCAGAGACTAATTGATGTAGGTGTGCGAATACAAAAACAACTATTAGTTCCTAATGATATGTCTGTTCAAGAATTTATCTTGGATTCTTTTCGTATCATGAAAGAATATCAAATTATCGAGACCTTGAACAATAATGGTAGATCAAATGAAGATGTCTATTACAGTTGGATGCTTGGATATTTAATAGAAACCTTGTTTGTTCCCTTTGTTCAAAAAGAACTAAAATTAAACACTGTTGTTCGAACAGGCGGTGATAATCTGAAATGTCCAGAAAATTTTAAAAGAGTTAGCAATTCAGATCTTACCGATCCCACACAGAATATTGTGGTTGATGTTCAATGCGGCAATGGAGATGGTGATACACATATTAAAAAATCTAAAGTTGACTTCGCTGTGAATAATGGGTATAATGGATATGTGTTTACGATTGGTTTAGGCACTGGTTCTTACGGTGTAATAAATCTAAATGATTTAGAACATGCTGAATTTATACCACATGAGCCTTGGGAAAACGCACTTTGCTGGACAGCCCCAAACAATATATTTAAACCTTGGCACAAATAATGAGGAATTTATATTATGCATAAATCTGAATTGCCTATTCTGATCATAATTCTATTGACCGCAATTTTCGCTCTTGTAAACACACACTTCCATTGGATTCCGTATTCTTCACCTCCAGTCATATTGATGCTGGGCATTGCACTTTATTCATTATGGGAGCACAAGTATGGCAACAAGGCGTAATTT